ATTAAAAATGACACAACATAATAAAACACATGTATAAAAGAACAGACATAAGTCAACAAAAAACACCAAAAGTATTAAAGAATAAAAACAGCTATAGTAATAAAGGCACTGCGCCTTTGAAAACTAAAGCAGGTACTTTTTCAACAAGCACAACACCAAAGCCTGGTATGGGAAAAGGGAAAGCTAGAGGTATGGGTGCTGCTGAATTTGGTGGTAAGTTTTCAGGCATTTATTAATGTCGTCAATTTGGCTTGCTGAAAAATTTATAAAAGAAATTGAAGCAAGAAGAGAAGATACGAAGGATGCTATGTTATCTGGTTGTAAAGACTTCTCTCAGTATGAATATCTGCGTGGCCGTTACAGTTCTCTAGCCGATGCAGAAAATATTTTTAGAGAGCTGCTAGGAAAAATACAAGAAGATGACGAAGATACACATACCTGATCACGTAGCAAAAGCAATAGAGTCAGAACAAAAACCAAAACCCGAACAAACAACTCCAATTCCAGAAACTCCAGAGAATGATGCTTATGTACAAGGATCAGCTAGAGTTTTAGATCCTACGCTATTAGAAAAAAGTTTTTTAGATCGTATGCCACAACCAACAGGTTGGAGAATATTAATACTACCTTACAAAGGTAAAGCAGTTACAGAAGGCGGAATTCACTTAGTTCAATCTACCGTAGATAGAGAATCTCTAGCTACAGTTGTTGGGTATGTGGTAAAAATGGGCCCTGATTGCTATGCGGATGCAAATAAATTTGCTAAACCATGGTGTCAGGAAAAACAATGGGTATTGATAGGTAGATATGCT